GTACGTGTTGTGAGGGGTTAATTATGGCCGGCACTCTCGACAGCCTCTTCAAAAGCGTCGCCAAATCGGTGGTATCAGACCTTGGTACCGCCCTCGACACCAGTATCACCTACACCCGCAAAACATCCCCCAGCTACGACTATGCAACTGGTGCATTAACCACAACCGACACGAGCTATTCCAGCATCAAGGTGCCGGTTGAGTTTGTCGTTTCCCAAGAAGAGGAAGGCCGCGAGGAACGCCAGGCCAAGATTTACATCACCCCCAATCTGATCGGAAACAGTCAACCCACATTTGAAGACCAGATAACACTTACTTACGCTGGCACATCCTGCACAGCCCAAATCACTGACATCCGCACCTATCGCGGCGGCCAAGAATACCTCTACATCGTGCTGGTGCGGTTCTGATGGCTAAAAAACTTGCGGATCAAGTAACAGGTCAGATCAACAAGGAACTTACAGCCGATTTGAATCGGTTTATTAAAATTCTTGTACGTCAGTTACCTGCGTATAGTCCGCAGTACACGGGCTTCTTTGCGTCTAGCTGGAAAGCATCCACGTCACGTCCTAGGCCCGTCGACAAAGTGGAAGACTTTTCCCCTTGGAATACTATAAAAAGACAAAAAAGTAAAGATCGAAGCATTTCTCCACGGGTACAACCTCGTTACACAGTCCCGACTTTTTCATTTAACGACAGAATTTTTATAGGTAATACAACAATGTACGCTAGATACGCACTAGCATCGCCCTCAAATAAAATACCCAGTTTTATACAAGGCGAGGTCAAGTATTTAGTTGATTTTATTTTTGGTGATAAGCGCAGGCCGGATGTACGTGTGGGGGCTTCGCCATTAGGATTTGATGGAACGGATCTTTCCAGTATTCGTGGTTCTAGCTACACATCACTATGAGCCTCGTCAACGCCCGCGCTGCTTTTGAGAAAGCGGTTACCGACGCAGTCATTGCCGCCGACAGTGATGTAAAGCTGGTGTACGACAACGTCGCCTTCACCACACCTGGAAAAAGCACGAAGTACGTGCTGATGTCGGTCAACTTCAATCGTTCAACACTCCAAACCCAAGGTGCCGCCCAGGACTACTATTCCGGCGTTATCCAGTGCAACGTTTACGTCCCTAAGAATGCCGGAACTGGTGTTTTAGCTGCCATCAGCGAGTCAGTAATCGACGGTCTGACATCGGTCAATGCCAGCGGATATACCGACACATACAGCGCATCCCCTCGAGTGCTGGATATTGTCGGCCCTACCCCGATCAACATCGAGGATCGTTCGCACTTTATCGGCATCGTGTCTTGCCAATTCACAGCCCGCGCGTAGTATTCTGTAGTAACCAACAACTTGATTTATGCGTGCTACTGAACTGCTCCGCAATAAATTCGGAGTCAGCCAGCTCTACAAGTACGAACTTAAAGTCGAAGGCGAAGTCGCACTGGAGATCTACTGGCACCCTTTGACCATTGCCGAACGCGAATCCATCCAGAAAAAAGCCGATAACGACGATGCGGGCGACTTTGCTCTGAGCTTGATGATCGAAAAGGCTCTGGATAAGGACGGCAAGCGTCTATTTTCAGACGGTGAACGCGCCGCCCTGCGCCGTGACGTCCAAGCCAGTGTCCTTCAAGAGATCCAGCTGGCAATGCTAACTTCCGGCGCTGAAAGCAAGGTGGAGGAAGCGAAGGCAGCCCTTAAAAGCTAATAGCGACTGGTTCTTCATTTTCTTCCTCGCTAAAGAGCTGGGCATGACTGTTACCCAGCTCACTTTTACCCTTACACAAGAAGAACTGGCAGGGTGGGCAGCCTTTTTCGAACTGCGTAACGAAGAAGAGCAAAAGGCCATGGAGCGGGCTAAGTACCAAAGCCGTAGTGCATCCATGAGATCCCGGTAGACTAAGGGACAAGATCCCTGCGTATTTGCCGTGGCTGAGTACGGCGTTGATATTTCAGTCCGTGTAAAAAGGGACCAAGTCGATCAGCTCGGTCGGCTGCTTAACGCTGTCGAGAAGCAGGTCGGAAAATTAAATCGTGTAAAAGTCAATCTAGACACAAGTCCTGCAAATAGATCTCTTGATGCCCTGAATAATCGGCTGCGTGAAGCAGAACAGATTGCAAATCGTTTTGGAGGCAGTAATAAAATTCGTCAAGGCCTTGGCGCGTTCAGTAACAGCATTGGAAAATTATCGGGGGAACTAGCCGCTGTTCGTACTTCATTTGATAATGCCAGCACGGCTGCCGATCGCCAAGAACGCGCATTAGAACTACTTAGCGGCCAGTTTAAGAAAACGCGTCTCGAAGGCCAAGCCTTCGCCAACGCGAGCAAAGACTTTTTTGGACCCGCACTGGGTTCACTCGAGCAGAGACTAAAAGAAATAGAAAAATTACCCCGAAATTTGTTTTCGAGCGGGGAAGCAATTAAAGAACTCACATATCTCCAATCTTTAGCGGTTCAAGGCACTGAGGAGTGGTTGACAGTTAGTAAGGCCTTAGGTCGTCAGCTTGAGATCAACGCGAATATCCGTCTTGGAGCGCAAAGAGCACAGGGTCCGATGCCCACGGACCCGTTTGGGACAAAACAGTTAATGCTTCCGGCGGCAGGACAAACAAGCGGTACATTCGCTATCGTCGATCGCCAAGCCAAGACAGAAGCAGATATAAATGACACATTAAGTCGGCGACAGCGTATTCAGCAGAAGGTTAATGACCTTGCAGAATTAGAGGCCGAACAATCTGAACGCCTGAATCGCTCTCAAAGAGCAACCTTAAACACTAAAACAAAAACGTACCAACAAGATCGTAAAGCCGCTTCCGATAGAAGACGCGATATTGCTAGCAACGTACTGATCGGCGGAGCATTTCCTCTCCTATTCGGCCAAGGCGTTGGAGCATCTCTTGGTGGTGCGCTTGGTGGGGGCATCGGCGCCCGTTTTGGAGGCCAAGGAGGTTTCGCTGGGTCACTGGTTGGTACGTTTGCCGGTCAGGCCACCATTGATTTTGCTATTAAAAGTGCCGTGCAACTCGGCCAAGCTCTAAGAAAACCGACTGAAAATATACAGGAACTTACACAGTTTTTAGCCATTGCGGGTACAGAGTTCGAGTCAAACATAACTACTCTTCAAAAATTAGGTATGGAGAGCACTGCTAGTGCCGCAGCACTCGCAAAGTTAGAAGATGTTCTCAAGGCCGAAGGGTATAAAAACGTAGAAGCACTAAGTAAAGATTTAGAAGATCTAGATAATACCTTTAGACAATTGAAGTTGGCGACCGCAAACTTAGTATCGAAGCCTTTAACGGAGTTTTTAGGCTGGCTTACCGATGTAATAAAACTCGCAGCACAAGCAGGTGCTCCCAAAGGTGGGTCCACGGGAGCAGTTGCAGGTGTAGTAGCAGCGCAAGGGCGTTTAGACGAACGCGCACGGGCAGCTACATCGCCGCAAGCGCTGAGGCAAGCGGCAGAAGCCGAACGGGCAGCAAAGGAACAAATTACCGCAGAACAAAACAGACAACTGGATCTAGCTAGTGCGCAGTTCCAACTGGAATATGACCGTCTGTCTTTAACGCGGGCTGAACTTGCATCGCGCCAAGGGAACCTAGACATACAAAAAGTTCAGAACCAATTAATTAAACTAGGAATTGAATACCAAAATGAGAAAAATAAAGCCAAAAGAGATGAGCTACAGCTCGACATCAGACTGCTCGAGCAGCAAAAACAGCAACTTGAAGCTGCCCGCCAGAACGCCATTCTTCTGGCAGAACGCGAAGTACGGAAAGAGAACAGATCGCTAATAGCCGCTACATTCCAACAACAGGTTCAGTACAACGACTTATTAGCAGAGGCTGCTGGTCTAGCCGAAGGCGATCTCGCTAACTACAGCAAGCAACTAAAAAATTTAGATGGAAGGGCAAAAGCAGTCGCCGCTATAAATACGCTGCAAAGAGCAAATGCTCTAGAGGGGGTTAATGAACTCCATATCAGAGAGAGTATAAACAAGCAGTACGACTGGATGCTTACAAATGAACTAGAAAAGATTAAAAACCAAAAAGAAAGCCTAAAGCAGCAAATTGCTGCATACAACCTTGGACAACTGCAGATTACCCAGCAACGCAACCTGGCCAATCTTCAAACACAAACCCAGATGGGTTTGGAACTTGCTGGTCTGAAGGCAGGAACAGATCCCCGATTTTTTGGGGCCTTTGGTGGTAGCCGTCAGACGCAGGAACTGATGGGTCTGGAGATGCAAGCCGGCTTGGGGCTTATGCGTATGCAACTAGCTGCTGTGCAAACCCAAGCGGCTGTTCCCGGACTTGCACCGGAACAATTAAAGCGTTTGCAACAGCAGTCCCAGGCATTAGAAGATCAGATCGGAATTTACGAGCGTTACCAGCCTGCAATCATTAACGCATCTGTAGCACAACAGCGCTTCAATGAAGTGCTGGCACTAACCACTCCTGTGGTTGATAGTGTTTTTGAGAGTATTACTGCTGTAGCCGAAGGGACCAAAACAGCCCAACAGGCTTTTGCTGACTTCTTGATGAGCATTGCAAACATGCTCATGGATACTGTCAAACAGATGATTGCGCAGTACATCGCACTTGGTATTGCGCGTCAATTTGCAGGTGTGCCAAGTGCTGGAGGAAGCGAAAGCAACGCACAGTTTATGCAGCGCACTGGCGCTCTTGATCTAGTCGGAAACTCCTATAAAGGAATGGCCATCGGCGGCGCAGTTTCTGCAAATACTCCGTATTTAGTCGGCGAGAAGGGTCCCGAGCTGTTCATGCCCGGCGCCCAGGGCAACATCATCCCCAACAGCGCTTTGGGCGGCATGGGCGGTGGCGGCATCACGGTGAATGTTGATGCCAAGGGCTCTACAGTTGAGGGCAACGACAAGCA